GAGGAAATGCAGCAGGCCGAGGATCAGATGGCGATGCAGGCCGAGGCGATGCAGTTGCAGCGCGAAACAGCCATGGCAGCGCTCGAAGAGGCTCGCGCCAAGGTGCGCGAGATCAACGCCAGGGCCGACAAGCTGCTGGCCGAAGCCGGAGCGGCGCAGGGTGGAGGCGATCAATCTGCCGTCATCCAGGTGCAGGAGCAGGCCGCGCAGGAGATCGAGCGCCTGACCGACGCGCTGCGCAAGGCACAAATGGAGGCCGCGAACCGTACTCTCCAGATCAACCGCGATGCCGATGTGCGACTGGAAGTGGCGAACATCGAGCGCGATACAAGGCTCCAGGTTGCCGAGTTGCAGAACGCCGGCAACAGGCAGTTCGAGGCTTTGTCTGCGCGGATCGGCGAGATAGAGGCAGCAGTAAAACCGAAGGAGGTAGGCGATGCGCAAGATTGACGAGATCATCGTCCATTGCTCGGCGACGCGCCCGGAGTGGATGGCTGGCGAGGCTGCGCCGTCCAAGATTGATGAGATTCGCGGCTGGCACAAGGCGCGTGGCTTTGATGACATCGGCTACCACTGGATCATCGACCGCGATGGATCGGTACTGGAAGGCCGGCAGGAGCGCAGAATCGGCGCCCACGTCAAGAACCGCAACGCCAGCACCATCGGAATCTGCCTGATCGGCGGGTTCGGTTCGTCGGCGAACGATCAATTTGCGGATCACTTCACGCCCGAGCAGGATGCGGCGCTGCGCGCCCTGGTTCGTAACATCCTTGATAGGCATCCAAGCGTCAAGAAGGTCAGCGGGCACAACGACTACGACGCCGGCAAGGCGTGCCCAGGATTCCGCGTCTCGCGCTGGGCTGAAGGCAAGGGCGAGCGGAAGGTTGTCGAATCGCGCTCGATGATCGGCCAGGCAGCAGCAGCAGCCGGCACGGTTGGCGCGGCTGCCGTTGAGACTCTGGCGCCAGTCCTGTCTGACGCCGCGCAGACCATCGAGCCGATGATTCAGTGGAGCCCGACACTCAAGGCGGTATTTATAACCCTGACGCTGGCCGGGATTGCGCTGACCGTCTATGCCCGCTGGGACGACTGGAAGCGGGGGCGCAAGTGAGATCAGGAATACTGCGCGCCTATTGTGCGGCACTGCGTCTGCGGCGCGATGCACTATTCCCGAGTCAGCTTCGCGGCCGTGCCGCGCGGTTTCTGCGCTTGAGGCGCATCAAATGAAGGGCCGTTACATCATTCTGATTGCCGCCGTTCTGGTTGCTATCGGCGCGTTCGCCGGATGGTATTTCGCCCGTCCTGCGCCCATCATCGAGAAGCCTGCGCCAGAGGTCAGGCAGGATGACGGCTCTGTGATCGTCGAACGTGCGCCTGACGCCAAAGCCAAGCCGAAACACAAGATTCCGAAGGGCGCAGCAAAGGTTGAGCGCACTGCAAGCGTGACCGTGCAGGGCAAGGTATTGAAGATGCCAGGCGGAGAGATCAAGCCATGCCCGCCAGTCACCGTCGATCTTTCGTTGGTGCGCGAACAGGATGGCGGCAAGCGAGTGATCGCCAGCAGCCCGGATGGCCAGATCGTCCGCGCCATCGACATCCCCATTGAAACCGCCGCGCCGCCAGAAGAGCCAAAGAAGTGGGCAGCAGGCTTGTCCTGGTCTCCGACCCACCAGACCGCCGGCGTCTGGCTGGAACGCGATGTGAGTCGTTTCCGGGTTGGAGTTGAAATCAACCAGACGCGCCAGCAGGCGTTCGGGCCGACTGGTGCCGAGGCGCGCATTCGTGTGGGGTGGACATTCCGATGAAAGATTGCTCAATGGAACACAAGGACTGCCCACAGGCAGAAGATGTCGCGGAGAAGGCAGTCCGCAAGGTGTTCGCCATTCTTGGCGTCGACATCAGCAAACCGGAGTCGGTCGAGGAATTCCGGGAAGACCTGCGTTTTGGAAAGAAGATGCGCAGGGCCGCAGATCATGGCTTTCTGGCGCTGATGGGCGTCATCGCGGCTGCCGTTGCTGCTGCGGTTTGGGCCGGCATCGCTAGCCGGTTGAATGGTCACTAAAGGAGATTGACATGGCAGCAAAGAGCACGAGTCGGGCAATGGCCTTAAAGCCAGACGAGGAATGGATGGCCGAGGACGATTTGCGGACGCTGATGCGTGCCCGCGAGATTCGCAACGATCCGAAGCGCATGGCGCGGGTGAAGGCATTGGCGACGAAGCGCATTGCCGAGGTTGCCAGACTGGCCGGCGATGGCGACAAAGACTGATTTTCAAACCAGAAGGAGAGACGCATGAGTGTCGAAGACAAGGATGTACTGGAAACATTGACCGACGAAGAGCGCGAGGCGCTTCAGGAGTCTGAGTATTCCTCAGAAGAGCTGGCCGCGATGAATGATGTTGCTGGCGATGATGGGGAAGACGAAGACGGTGACGACGATGACGCTGCGGTTGCGCCTGTCGAGGGCAAGTCTGCTGCTGACGATGGCGGCAAGACCGTCGATGTCGATGATGACGATCCTGAGCCTGACCATGCCACGCCTGCGGCTGATGCTTCGGCCGCGTCAGCGCCTGTTGCAGATTCCGCCGACGATGACGACGAAGCCGAGCGTCTGCCGCGCTATCAGGTTTCGCTGCCAGAAGATTTTGATGCTCAGGTCAATGCGATCAACGAAGACCTGGCCGCCGCCAATGAGAAGTTCCGCAGCGGCGAGATCGAGTTCGCGGACTTCCAGTCCGAGTTGTCGCGCATCAACACGAAGCGAGACGAGCTGAGCGCGCTCAAGATCAAGGCCGATCTGGCGCAGGAGATGAACGAGCAGGCCGCGCAGCAGGAATGGGCGATGACGGTCAATCGCTTCCTGCGTGACGCGAAGAAGACGGAAGGCATCGACTATCGCGCCGACGAGGCGAAGAATCGCGATCTCGATCTGTTCGTCAAGGCGATTGCCGCTGATCCTGCCAACCAGGACAAGCCGTTGCGCTGGTTCATCGCCGAGGCGCACGCCATGGTGAAGGCCAAGCACGGTATCGCTTCTGCGCCGAAGGCGGCTGACAAGAAGCCTGACGGCAAGCCAACAGGACGCAAGCCGCCGCTGGCTTCCGTGCCGAAAACGCTGGCCGGGGTTCCTGGCGGCGATGGCCCTGGCGACGTAGCCGGCGAGTTTTCCGACCTCGACGGACTGGATGGGCTTGAGCTGGAGGATGCCATTGCCAAGATGACGCCCGCCCAGCGCGAACGCTGGCTCAAGGCGGCGTGATGGAGTCGTCCAGCCTCATGCTGGATTTGCGCCCGGGCGAGTCTGTTGCCATTGGAGAGGATGGCGGCGTCCGGGTGCAGTTGATTCACAAGAGCGGGCAGTTGGCGCGGTTGCGCGTGATAGCGCCGCGCGATTTGCCCATCCAGAAGCAGCAAAACGACGAGGTTCCGTCTCGTGCCATGCGTGGCAGAGTAAGAGCCTAGAAACAAGCTAGCAGCAGGGCGCGCAGGAAGTGCTCCCGGTTAAACCAACCGACAAGGAGCATTTGCCATGGCACGTACCATCATCGGGGTCAATGATCCCAAGGCAGTCAAGAAGTATTCCGGCCTCCTGGCCTTCGATACCTCGCAGAAGTCCTACTTCAACTCCCGCTTCATGGGTCGCGGAGAGGCGGTCGAGGTTCCCGTTCAAATCCTGACCGAGCTCGAATCCGATGCCGGCGAGCAGATCACCTACGACCTGCTGGCCGAAATGAAGATGGCGCCGGTTGAGGGCGAGGACAACCTCGAAGGCAAGGAAGAAGCGCAGAAGTTCTACACCGACCAAATCTGGATTGACCAGGCCCGCTGCGGCGTGAATACCGGCGGTCGCATGACCCGCAAGCGCACGCTGCACAACCTGCGCGAGAAGGCCAAGCGCCAACAGTCCGGCTGGTGGGCGCGCGTCTTCGACGAGCTGCTGTTCATCTACATGTCCGGCAAGCGCGGCATCAACCCGAACTTCGTATTCCCGCTTGGTTACACCGGCCGCGCGAACAACAGCCTGGTTGTGCCTGATGCGAATCACACCCTCTACGGCGGCGACGCGACGGCGTACAACAACCTCGATGCCAACGACAAGTTCGACCTGCGCCTGATCGACCGCGCCAAGACGCGCGCCGACAACCAGGGCGGCGGCGCCACCGGCATCCCGGTTCTCCAGCCGTGCAAGATCGACGGCAACGAGACGTTCGTCTGCGTCATGCACACCTTCCAGGAAGACGATCTGCGCTCGAATACCAACACCGGCCAGTGGCTCGACATCCAGAAGTCCGCTGCTGCCGCCGAAGGCAAGAATAGCCCGCTGTTCAAGGGTTCGCTCGGCATGTATCGCGGCGTGATCCTGCACAGCCACCGCAACGTCATCCGCAGCAACGATGCCGGCGCCGGAACCGTCGAGGCCGCTCGTGCGCTGTTCATGGGCGCTCAGGCTGCCGTCGTGGCCTTCGGCTCTCCTGGTACCAACCTGCGCTTCGACTGGCACGAAGAGACACGCGACAACGGCGACAAAGTTGTGATCTCCACGTCGTCGATCTTCGGCGTCAAGAAGTGCTCTTACGACCACGAAGGCAGTGTCGGCGTACAGGACTTCGGCCTGTTCAGCCTCGACACGGCTGCCGCCGCCCGCTAACCCGCTGAATAAGGAGCGACATCATGGGTTTCACAAACTCGAACGACCACCTGACCGGCGTCAAGCCGGTTCCCACTCCGGCCGGCGGCGAAGTCGTCGCCACCCGGTTTTCTCTCACCCTGGCTACCGGCGACCTGGCGTTGAACGACATCGGCGCGGTCGGCATTCTGCCGGCCGGCTGCGTTCCTGTTGGCCTGCTGGTTGATTCCGATGACCTGGATGCGCACGGTACGCCGACGCTCGCCATGTCGGTCGGCGTCTTGAATGCCGCCGAGGATGCTCTATCGACTGCCGCCGCTGACGGCGGCGCCGTGTGGGGCTCTGGCCTGACCGTGGCGCAAGCCGGCGGCCAAGTTCAGGTGCTCAGCAAGGCGCTGTCGCGCGTCAGTGCATCTCAATCCGACCGGAAGATCGGCGTCCTGGTTTCGACTGCCGCGGCAACCGCTGCGGCCGGCGAGATCGGCCTGACGCTGCTCTACCGGGCTGCCTGATCC